AAATCATAGAAAACAGATTATCCCAAGAGGTTATTTTATAAATACCGACCCCAAGAAGTTTTTTAAAAAATAGTTTATAATATTTTTTATGCCATCTCATGTCAAATTCAAAGAGAGAAAAAATAAATTCTTAAACAACATATTGAAGTATCGTCATGTCGTTGTTTCGCTGACCAAAGCTGGTCTGTCCCCGCCCTCTTATTATAATTATCGTAATTCACTTTCACCTGACAAAATACGAGAGCTAGATGATGAAATAGCCAACAGACAGCAAGAATTTGACCTGATGCCAGTCCATGTTTTGCACAAATTCGCTATGGACGAAAAGTTATCGCCAGAGCTACGAATCCGAGCAGCTGGATTTTTAGCCACCAAATTACCAACTTCACCAGCCAAAGACCAAATCAAAATTCAAGCCTCTGGCATTGATTTGGCGGAATTAGTAAAAAAGAAACCAAAGAGGGTCAATGCTATCACCAAATCAAGAGCAAACGATACTGGAAAAAATTGAGAATCCCATCAGCTTTGTTGAGGACATTCTCCAAGACAATATCTGGGGCAAACAAGCCGAGATTTTGCAGAGCATCACTGACCCAAAAATTGACACAATTGCTATCAAATCCTGCAATTCATCAGGTAAAACATTCACGGCTAGTCGCTTGGCTTTGTGGTTTTTGTGTAATTATCCCAATTCAAAAGTCATCACCACTGCCAACACATATCACCAGTTGTTGAATATCTTATTCAAAGAAATCATCAATGGATTTTCCAAAATAGAGCATTTTTATCCAAATTCGGAAGTTTTAAAGTCAAAAATAGAGCTTGATGAACTATGGTTTTGCTTGGGACTCTGTGTCGCTGACCATAAGCCAGTCAACTTTCAGGGGCATCACGCCAATCACACTTGCATCATCACAGACGAAGCTTCGGGCATTCCAGTTGAGATATTTGAAGCCCTCAAAGGTAATCTTGTTTCTGGCGAGGTTAGAAAATTGATTATGATAGGTAATCCCAACTATCTATCTGGTGATTTTTATGATGCGTTTTTAAATGATAGTCCCTATACAAAGACATTCACTATTTCGGCATTTGACACGCCCAATTTCACTGAAAACAACATCAAAACTATTGATGATTTGATGGCAGTTGATGTTGACGATTTAAACTTGCCAAGACCCTATCTGATTACGCCCAAAGCTGCCAAGCAGATGTATCTAGAGCAACCAAAAAATGTATTCAAAATCCGTGTGCTTGGACAATTCCCAGACCAGCAAAGCAATGCTCTGGTCTCATTGTCTGACTTTGAGAATGCCGTATCAAGAGATTTGAAAGCCGATGGACTGCGAGTGATTGCCTGTGATGTTGCTAGATTCGGTGATGATTTGACAACAATCATTGAGAGAAAGGGCGACAAAACTCTGTCAATTGAGGCTTATCAGCGAACATCAACTCTAGATGTTGCCAATTTGATTGAACTCAAAGCCAAGCAATCAGACGAATGGACTGCCATCAGAGTGGACGAAGTTGGCGTTGGCTCTGGAGTTGTTGACATTCTAACCAGTAGAAATATCCAAGTTGAGGGGATAAATGTCGGCAAATCTGCGACTGATTCCGAGCAATATGGCAGAAAACGAGCAGAGGATATGATGAAACTTAAGAGACGCTTTGAAACTGGCAGAATTGACTTGCCATCAGACAATCAATATTTGCCAAAGCTCAAACAGGAACTCATCAGCACAGAATGGCGAATTACCGAGAATGGCAAAGTGGAGATTGAGAAAAAAGAGAACATCAAAAAGAAAATTGGTCGCTCACCTGATTTCAGTGATGCTCTCTCAATGGCATTCATAGATGTTTCAGACACTCTTGGCATGGGAGTGATATAATGAACGGCAAATGAGATTCCCATTTTCAAAAAAATCTAATCAAGCCACATCCTCAACGCTTGGTCAATCAGTCAGACGAGGCGTTGGCTTTGACTATGGCAATCCTCTTGCTCCGAGTTCGGACAAATACTTCAAATCAATCTTAAGAGCATGTGTCTTGGCGATTGCCGATGAAATCAGTCAAATCAAATTGTCTGTTATTTCTAAAACAGAGGGTGAGGAAGTTTCAGAGGATTTCAATAATGAAATAAGTGGACTTTTGGACATTCTCCAAAATCCTAACCCAGACATGACTGGTTCGCAGCTGATGTTCATCACCTCAACCCAATTATCGCTCTATGGCGAGAGCTACTGGCTAATCATCAGAGAGGATTTAAGCGATGACATTCAGTTTTTAGTTCCCATTCCCAAAAAAGATATTCAGTTTGAAAAAAATGCACTCGGTGGCATTAGTTTTTATAGAATCACCAGAGGCGACACACAAGAGGATGTTTTGCCAGAAAATGTTGTCAGATTCATTCGTCCCAATCCCAATGATTTGACTCTTGGGCTTGGACTTTTGGACGGCTTAAAAGATGTGTTGGAGTTAGAAACATCAGCCATTGCCAAGCAAAAAGCTCTAGCCAAAAATTCCACAAACTTGGGTGGACTGCTCAAAGTTGACCCAACAAATCTAACCCCAGATAGAAAAGCCGAGTTGTCAGACCACTTTAGAAAGTATTATTCAGCAGAGGACAATGCAGGAAAGGTTGTTTTCATCAACAAAGACCAAGATTTTGTTCCAATCAATCAAAACATCCAAGAGTTGCAATTGATACCACTTCGTCAATTCAATGCCGACCAAATCAAAGCCACTGCTAGAGTCGGTCGGATAATTCTAGGAGAGGAATCAGGCTCAAACCGAGCCACAGCTGAAACAGCTGAATATGTTTTTGCCAAATATACAATTTCCTCTCAAATGAGAATCATAGTCAACTCACTCAACAAATGGGTGTTGCCGATGTTTAGCGACCGAGTGGACATTGAGTTGAGCTTCAAATCCCCTGTCCCAGTAGATAAAGAGTATCAATTAAAATTGATAGACAATGGATTGAAAAATGGTTGGATGACTCTCAATGAAGCTAGAGCTTTGCAGAATTTACCAACTAATACCTCTCCAGCTGCCAACGAACTCCGAGTCCCACTCAATCTTGTTCCCTTAAACTTTGAGGATGATGTCGCTCAAAGGCGAGAATCGGACACAGAGTTCACCAATGGATAGAAAGCCAAGACGACCATCCAGAGTAGAAATACTGGCAACAATTTATCGCCAAACAACCGCTTACGATAGGGTTTTGGTTCGGTCATACAATCGGATGTTTCAAGCCCAAATCCAGCCGATTATCAAGGCTTACACTCCGCCAAAATTTTACTCTTATAAACTTTCCCAGAATCAAATTGAGAATATTCTGTCCAAAACATCAGCAGATTTTGAGCAAACATTAGCTAAAGATTACAGGTCAATCGCATCTCAAGGCTCCGATGATGTAGTTAATCTTTATACATTGCCACAATCAGTTTCACCAGCTCATCAAAGAGCATTGAATACTTTGATGGCAAAAAGAGCTGGTATAACCATTGCTGGATTGAATGAATCAACTGCCAAGCAGATTAGGACTTTCATTGCCAGTTCACCTCCAGATATCACGGCTTTCACAGAAAAAATCACATCAATTCTAGGCTCACCATTCAGAGCTAGACGGATTGCTCGGTCAGAAACAATCAGTATTCTTAATCGTTCGGCAGAGGCTGGATATGAATCTAATTCCGAAGTTGTCAAAGCAAAACAATGGCTGATTACGGAGGACGATAGAACTTGCCAATGGTGTCCAGTTGTCGCTGAAAGACACAATGGACAACTTGATTTGGGTGGTAATTATTTCAAACAAGGCGATAGTTTAACTGGCAACAGAGGGGGAGTTTTGACAATGATTGAGGACATTCCAAGCCCAGTGCTTCACCCCAACTGCAGATGTGCGATTTCACCCGTCTTGTAAAACTACAAGCGATGTGATATAATTCCAATATGAATTATGGAGATTTGACCCCCAAGCAAAAGCTATCTTGTGGAATCTATAAAATGCAGTTTGGCAACAAGGTCTATGTTGGGCAATCTAATCAGCTCATTCACAGAATCCATCAGAGAATCGCCAACATCACCAATCAAACTAGTCGTCAAATTGAGATTCAATTCTTTGAGCAGTTAAAATTGACAAAAACTAACATAGATATTTTAGAAAATCCAGAGATTTTAGAGTGCGAAGTCAAAGAATCAGATTTGGCAACAAAAGAAATGACTTGGATAAAGCATTTTTATGAAGCTGGATTTGAGATAATCAATACTCATTTGAACGATACAAATTGCAATGCTGATTTTTGGTTCTGTTCTGTTTGCAAAGAATACAAATCCAAATCAGATTTTTACATCAAGAATCGCAAACATAGTCGCCCAAGTTTTGAAAGCAAATGTAAAAAGTGTGAGCTTGATAGATTTAACAGATATAAAGCTAAAAACAGAGAGAAAGTGTTGACTAAAAATAAAGAATACAAGCAAAAACATAAAGAGCGGATTGCAGTTTATACTCAAAAATATAATCACTCCGAAGCTGGTAAAATCAGCCAAGCAAAATATAGAGCAAAGAACAGGGATAAAATCAATCAAAGAAAACGCCAATATCGTGCCAAACGCAAAGCACTTGGTCTGCCATACACTTGAACAAAAAATTTATGCTATAATTCATAGCAAATGGACAAAAAGATTTTTATAACTAAATCCTTAACTTCAATTAACAAAGATGATAGGACAATTACAGCCACAATCTCTGATGAATCAGTGGACAGAGATGGCGAGGTTATCGTTCAAAAAGGAATCAATTTAGACAAGTTCCAAAAAAATGCACCGCTTTTGGATTCCCATAATCCTTACGAGGAATCTCTGGGCAATGTATTAGAGGTCAGAAAAAATACTGATGGCTCAACCGAAGCCGACATAAGATTCTATTCCGAGAAAGCCAACCCAAAGGCTGAACGCAGATTCAATCAGCTTTTAGAGGGTGGAGCAAGAGCATTCAGCATTGGCTTCAAAATACTCAAAACCAAGACAATTAATGGCATAAAACACTTGACAGAAATTGAATTGTTAGAGTTATCGTCAGTCAATGTCCCAGCTAACCCCAATGCCGTTGCCAAGAGCTTGAATAACAATTTTATGCAGAATTGTGAAAAGTGTGATATAAATAAAGGTATGAATAAAGTATCAGATTCTGCAAAACCAGAGGATGTTCAAACTCTGATGGACGAAAATGTGGAATTAAAACTACAAATTGCTGAATTGAAAGGTAAATTGTCAGTTTTTGAGAGTTTAAATACTCAAACAAAAGCTCCATTTTCACCAGCTAATAGCAATGATAATGATGATTCAGACGATTCAGATGATACTGATGACACTGATGAATCCCAAGAAACGCAAGAGGAACAAACTGATTCAAATGATTCTGATGAATCCCAAGATGAAGCAGAGGAACTTGAAAAAGATTATTCATCTTTGAGCAATGAAGAAAAAAACTTCGTTGACGATTTAGTATTAACAAGTTCAAAGGAGGACGAATAGCAATGGCTAAAACATTGAAAGAGCTAACAGATTTAGCTCAAAAAATACGCAAAAAAACACAAACTACTAAAAAGCAATCAAGCTGGAAAGGTCTAGTTGATGATGCTGGTTCAAAATCTAAAGTCGTTAGTAGTGATTTTGAAACTGCCAAGTATTTCCTACGACCCGACACAAGCCAATCAGATTATAATGATTTGAAAACATCTGGTGAGTTCATCAAAGCAATGGCTAACAATGTTGGTCAAAAAGCTATGTCAGAAGGCACTGATACTGCTGGAGGATATTCAGTCCCAGCCGAATTTATTCGTCAAATTGTCAGAATGCAAAGAGACATTGATGGCTTATCAAATATCGTCAGAAATGTTCAGACCAGTTCTGACCAAGTTGACTTCACGCTTCAAACTGGTGGAACAAGTGTCAATGAGATAGCAGAAAACACTGCCATCACCAAATCTGATAGCTCGGTCGCCAGAGTCAGCCTGACCTTGCGAAAGATTGCTGGATTGTCGGAACAATCACTTGAATTATTTAATGATTCAGCGACTAATCCAAGCATGGCTCAAATGGTCATACAGGAATTAGCCGATGATTTAGTCGTTCACAAAAATCAACGAATTATATCTGGTAGTGGCTCTGGTCAAGCACAAGGTTTGACTGCGTTCTTAATAAACAAAACTGATTCCACAGCCGCTAAAAGAAAATTAAAATATGTATTCGTTAAGATTGGCGAGGATGTTGGGACTGCAACTACTAGCTTCACAAGAGCTGATTTGTGGAAAATTGTAGCTGCTCTAGACCCCGCATATAATCGCCCAAGAAATGTCTTTTTGATGTCTAGGAAAACTTTCCAAAATGTTTTCGGTTCAGAATCAGACAAACAAGGCACATTCTTGGGAACTGCATTGAACACTGGTCAGCCAACTAGAATGCAAATCTTTGGATACCGAGTATATGTTTCTGACCAAATCACTGACAACTATTCACCTGGAAACAACATGGCAACTGATTCAAAAGGTGGAGTCATCATGTTTGGCGACCCACAAGAATACGCAGCTGCTACAAACGGAAATAGAGAAGTCGCAACCGACACCTCTGGCGACCGATTTGACAAGTATATGATTGGATTTCGAGTCCTAGAACGCTGGGATGGACGACCATTGCGAGTCAACGGCTGGTCAACGGGTTGGTTTGACGCAAGTTAGATTAGTCATAGTTTGACAAAAAGAGAGAGCATTTATATTGCTCTCTTTTTTATTGTGTTAAAATGAAGTTATGAAAAGAATACATATATTATTCATATCTCTTGCTATTTTAATTACGATAATCATTTGGGGAATCTAAAAAAATGTCTGATTTTGTCAGTGGAACACTAGAATTAAGCCGAGTTGCCGAGTGGATGAATGTTGATGTTGACAATGAGGATGCAGACAACTATGTTTCCAAAGATGTCATTCAAACTCTGATTGCATCAGCCATTTCAGAAGCCGACAAATTCACTTCTCAATCTTTATTCGCAGTCAAAACGGAAACTGAAACTTACCAGCTGGATTTGGATACGGAGAGATATTTTTTCAGACATGGCGGGGTTCAATCCATAGAATCAATGACCCTCAATGGCGAGGTAATCCCCCCTGCCAACTATGTTTTGTATGAGAATAAATTTATTTTCAGTGTCGCCTATAATGGTTATGTGGAAATTGAATATACCTATGGCTTTGCCACACCACCAGCCGATGTATTGTTTGCATCAATGAAATATATCGCCTCGCTTTTAGAGGTTTATCGGAAATTGCCAGTTAGAACGACCCAAGTTGTCGCAGAGAATTCAGGTGAGAGCCAAATCCAATACGCCCTAAATACCGCTCAAAGAAACGCTCTAGCCGAATATCACACGATTTTAAAGCCATATGTTTATCAGGGGGCTATCGGTGATTTCGGTTAACATAAAACTCAAAAATCTCAATTCTGTCAGAAAAAATCTACAAGTTGCTCCCCAAGAAATTGATGCAGGATTGCAAAGAGGAATTGACAAAACGGCTTATTCAGTTGAGCGTCATGCCAAAACTCACAATGTCCCAGTTTTGACTGGCAATTTGAGAAGCTCAATTCAGACCGACCCTAAAGCTCGTAGGTTCACTAGAAAAGTCCGAGTCAAAGCCCCCTATGGCAACAGAATCAATCGCCAAGCTGGTAGAGGTAGAAATTACTTCACTAATGCCGTCAAATATGGACAATCCAAAGTCCGAGAGTATGTCGTTGATGAATTAAATAAAGTGTTCAACAAATAATGGATGTCGTATTGCAAAAACTAGTTGAGGTCTTAAAAGCCAATGTCAAAGGCATTAAAACTTATCGGATTGGACAATTAGCTGGTGAGCCAAATGAAAGATTGTTGCCAATTTGTTATGTTTTTAATCAGACGACACAGATGCAATCCCAAGATACATCAAATATCCCACTTCGGAATCAATCAATTGTTTTGCAAATTGTTGTCGCTTTCAATAATGATAGCCACATCAAAGACCCCACAAAAAAAGTCCAAAATATGTATTCAGTTATTCAAGGCACAGATGAAAATGGTTATTTAAAAGAGGGAACACTTTTGAGAACGCTCCAAGATAATAAGAGATTATCACCATCTCATAACTGGTTTATATCTGTTGGCTCTGATGTCAATGTGGATTACTCCAATTATGCCGACAATAAAGCAACGGCATTTTATTTAATGGCAGCTTCGGTGAGCTTTGACATCAGAATAAATTGAACAATTTTGTGATACAATAAAATTAATATGACAAAGTTCTTATCATCTCTTGAAGCCATAGGTTTTGCCCTTGAGGACCCCAAAGGCACTCCCGCAGAGCCGACCCATTGGTTTAGAGCAACAAATATAACTCTTAAAAACTCTCCAGATTACGCTGAAAGCACATCCGTTTCAAAATCAATAGTTAGAGTTGGACGCAGACGAATACAAAGAAATTATTCAGCTGGTGGCTTTGAAACTGAAGCATCACCAGAAAACTTGGGATTTCTTTTCTGTCTGTTATTCGGAAAGAAACCAACAACAACAGCTGCTGGAGCTAAACATAAGCATACTTATGACCTCCAAAATGACAACAATCATGCATCAGCGACAATTGTTAGGCTCGGAGCAGCCAATCGGCAATATACTTCTAGCATTCTGAATACATTGAGCATTTCCGTGAATGATGACGGACTCCCAACCTTGACTACAGATTTCATGGGCAGAAGTTCAGCTTCAAGCACATATGATTATGACTTGGACAAATTAGACCAGTCAATCAACTGGGAGGAATCTGAAATAAGCGTCAAATTAGCTGCTGATGTTAGCAACTTGAATGACGCCAAGCCAATTAAAATTACTAATTTCAGCCTTGAGGTTACCAAAAATGCTCAAACTACTTTCACCAAAGGCAATGCTGATAGAAATCCAGACGAAATAATCAATGGACAGACCGACATCACTGGTAGTTTTGAGGTATTTTTTGTTGACAATTCACTGATTGCCATCAATGACGAAGGCACTAACAGAGCATTAGAGTTGAAATTCAGCACTGGTGCTGGGGATACTTTATCCGAGGCGATTATTCAGCTCCCTGAAGTCAATTTGTTGACTCCAGACGAACCATTTGACCAAAACGCTCCACTTAAATTGACCTTTGATTTCGGGGCATCAGCCACCAATCCAACACAACTAATCACGGCAGAGGTAGTCAATGACACAAGCGAATACTAAAGAATTTACAACTTCAGACGGAACAAAATATGTTCTCAAAGAGTGGCTGACTCGGAGTGAGGAAATTGAAATGGGCAAAGAGCAACTCAAATCCTCAACGATTGGCTTTGACCCCAAAACAGGTCAACCAAAATTTGAAATCGGAGCTGAATCACTTTTGGCACAAGAGTTAGCGGCTGTAAAATTCTATTTAGTTTCAATCAATGGCAACACCGACAATGTCGTTGCAAATTATGGCAATCTGAAAGGCAAAATTGCTTCCGAAATCTATGCCGAGATTACAAAGCTCATGGCTGATGATGATGGACAATCAAAAAAAAAGTAGCCTTCAGATTGGACCAGCAAGTCAGAGCTGAATCATCTGCTTTGGCGAAAGAATTAGGATGGACTTATGAGCAATATTTAGCTCAACCAGGTTGGCTAATTCGTGATATTTTTAAACTTTATGAAAAAGAAAGTAAGGCGATAAAGAGGAAACAATGAGACCGAATGAAATTAGTGTAATCATTAATGGACAGGACAAAAGCTCCCCAGCATTTAGGAGTGTTAATAATCGGATTAAAAATCTTGGCGATAGAACTCAAAGATTGGGACAATCTCTTAAGGGATTATCTATCGCTGGAGCAGCTGTATCTGGGAGCTTGGCATTGGCTGGTCGGTCATTTGTCAAAGCATTCATCGTTCAAGAAAGAGCCGTTGCTGGTGTTTCCCAAGCCGTCAAACGACTCGGAGATGAATCAGTTTTTAGTTCAAAGCAGTTTCAAAACATGGCATCAGAGTTGCAAGGTCTGACAAAATTTGGTGATGAGGAGATTTTACGGGGAGTTACGGAGCAATTATTGACTTTTAGAAGTTTATCCACTGGAGACAAGGGGGTATTCAAGAGAGCTCAAATGGCAGCTCTTGATTTGGCTGAAACGCTTGGCAGAGGTTTGACAGAAACATCAATTCAATTGGGTAAAGCACTTGACGACCCAATTAAAGGTATGACGGCTTTGTCCAGAAGTGGTATTACATTCTCTGATGCCCAGAAAAAACTTGTTCAGCAAATGGTTGAAACTGGCGAAATTGCCGAAGCACAGGGATTCATATTGAGCATTATTGAGCAAAATTATGGGGGAGCAGCTAGAGCTGCCAGAGACACATTTGGCGGGGCTTTGAAAGCTCTGTCCAACACAATTGGCGATTTGAAAGAGGAATTAGGCGGTATAATTGCCCAATTCATTAAAAGATTTTTGCCGACTATTGAGAAAGTCGTTTCTTGGTTTCAAAATCTGGACGATGCCACCAAAGAGCAGATTGTCAAGTGGGGAGGAATTGCTTTAGCCATAGGGGGCGTTGCAGCTTCGCTATCTCCGATTTTACTCATTCTTGGCAAATTACTCGCCTTTGGCAAAGTAGGGCTTATTTTGGGCGGGATAGCTACCGCCATTGGCGTTGTCGGTGCAGCTCTGACGGCTATGGGCTTTGATTGGAAACAATTAGGTGATGTCATTTCTAACATTTGGAATAATTGGCTCAAGCCAGTTTGGGATGGATTTTTCAAACAATTGATAGAGGTATTCGCTCCAGCACTGAAAACAGTTCTTATGCAATTAAAATCATCATTTGAAACGCTTCTAGCAGAGGTTCAAAAAATGCCCCCTTGGATGCAGAAAGCTCTGGGATATGTGGCTCTGGCAGGTCCGATTATTCTTTTGACTGCTCTAGCCACGATAATACTTGGCGTTGCCAAAGCCATTCAATTGTTGGTCAGTTTTTTCTCTGGACTAGCTACAGCCATTAACAAAGTCGTCAGTCTAGTCAACAAACTAAAAGAGGCTTTCAAGGGATTCAACCCAATCAATTCTCTCTCACAACTGACTGGCAATATAACCTCTGGCTTTTCTATTCCTCGCTTTGCTAGTGGTGGAGTTTCAAAGGGGGGATTAGCTCTTGTTGGTGAGCGTGGACCTGAACTGGTTAATTTGAATAAGGGAGACCGAGTATACTCAAATGAGCAATCTCAAAAAATGGCTGGGATTACCATCAACGGAGACATTTATATCAACGACCAGCCGACAGGTGAATGGTTCAAATCAATGCTCAATGAGGACACTGCTTTAAGAAAATTAGGAGTCCCAACATGACCCTAGACGGCTTAAATCTCAATCTAGGTGGATACAATTTTTATTCACCATCAAAATTAACTGGTGCGAGTTTGCGAGTTTTATCATCTCAAAGAGCTAGACAGGATGGCGAACAGATTAACCAAATCAATTTGTCCAGAAAAATCATTGAAGTTAGAGGTTATATTTCTGCCAACTCCAAAGATGATGTCATCAAACTTGCCAGAGCCATAACTCAAAGACAGGGGATTAGAGATTTGGAACTGATAATTGACGGCATAACCTATCTTGGCTACTTGGACAGAGTGTCTTTCCCAGACGAACCATCAGACATCACCAACATTGATGGCAGTTTTCAATTCATTGTTCCCAATGGCTATGGGACTGGGTTGGAAAATCAGAATCTGTTCACTGCTTTGACGAACAAAAAAGGCAATCAAACTCTGACTGCTGATGTTAGTTCTAATTTCAGAGTCGCTCCAGTGTTCACTTTCACAGCCAAGACCAATACAGATGATGTCGTTATAAAAATCTTAAATGACCGAGCAGGACAGATGATTTCTGTTGAACATGATTTCCAAACTGGTGATGAGCTGGTGATTGATTGTGCGAATCAAACGACTGGCTATGGACGAAACAACTCATTGGCATTGATTAGAAGTTCTGGTGCTTGGACTAGTTTCTTTGATGGTCAAACAATCCAAATCAATATTTCTAGCACAACTTTTACCTATGATTTGTCGGCAAAATACACGGAAAGATGGACATAAATTATCATGCCCCAAGCTATCGCTACCAAGTTTTCAATCAAGATTACCATTGGCTTGGCGAGTGGAAAAATGTTATAAACAATCCTCAATTTAGATATCGTCTGAATGAATATGCCTCCGAGATGTCAATTGACATTGATTTTTATTATGGTCTAATCCCATATCTTTGCCAGTTAGATTTCAATGTAGAGGTTGAGCTGAATTATTCCAAGTTTGCCTCTGTTGAATCCGATGTTTTGCAAACCGAACGCTTGGCTGAAACACTTCTAACAGAGGATGGTCAAGACCTTGAATTGGAGAGGGGGGTTAAAAAATATACTCCGACCACCAAGACAATTTTTAAAGGATATATCAAGAGCTATCAAATCTCAATGGATGGTTCAAGAGTTAGGATTACTTTGCTCAATCACGGACAGAGAATGAATCGGCTGATGTTGACTTTGGAGGGGGATAGTCCATTTACTTCCCAAGGGACAGACCCCAATACTAATTCCACAGTCCGTCAAATCGCCTCTGGAGGTTCACAATTTAAAACTGCTTGGCAACAGAAGTTCACAATCCCCTCTGGCAGTGCTTTCAGAATGTCAGATGCTAGAATCTTTCCACGAATCAGCTCCAGTGCTACCCGACCAGTCAACGCAACTTTTAAAGTTAGGATTTATGACCGAGATATTTTTGGCAATGCTGGAACTAAATCAGATTTTACCCCACCATATGAGTCAAATACTGGACTCTTGGGGGAAGCGACAACTATTGCCACAATCCCACCACTCAATCGTTCATCATCAATTGATGCCACTGCCATTGATTTTGACTTTAATCCAGCTTTGAATCTAACCCCAAACAATACATATTATTTTGTGGTTTGGGTGGAAGCCCCCAGAGACAGAATTTGGAATGGAGTTTCATCAAATAAGGTATACGATTCTGCTGGATTTAAAATATGGCATGATGCTAGAAATATAAATACAACAAATGTATACATTGTTTCAGATACAAATATTTTCGTTAGATTGATTGGTTCAACAACCAATTATGAAAATCCTCTCAATCAACCAGCTTCAAAAACCTTGCAATTTCTGATTGATTTTGCTAAAAGACATTCTATTTTAGTTGAGTCAGACATTGCTGCAACCACAAAGGCAGTTGCTTATGTCTTTAAAAACTCGTTTATTTTAGACGCTATCAAAACGATTATCTTGGCTGATGGTCAAAACTATATTTCTTATATTGACTTCGGTAACAATCAATTCATTTACAAACCCCAATCTGAAGCCAGAAATTATTTTGTTAAACAGAAACACATCAGAGAGGTTGGGCATTTAACTTTGACCAATGAGGAGGAGGTCAATGAGATTTACTTTGTTGGTGGCAAAGAATCAGATTCAGAAAACAATGTATTCACTTTCACCCAAAGACAGAAACCATATAGATTCAAAAAAGGTTTATTTTTGACGGACAACAGAGTCGCTTCGGACGAATTAGCCAAGAGAATCTCGCAAGGTTTTCTAGATTTCTATTCGGAGCCTCTTGTTTCAGGTCAGATGTCAATCAATAGAAACCCCGATTTTGACATTGAGGACATCCGACCAGGTGATAGATTATTCGTCAGTGGAATCAATCAAATAATTGACAATTTTGACACACGAATCATCAATGTCGTTGTCGCTCCAGACCATGTCATTGTTTCATTTGGCTATGTCCAGCCCAATTTGAACGATAATTTGGACATAGTTGAATTACAAACTCGTAAAATATTGGATGAAAATACTGGTGGTTCGGCAAATTAAATATGCTAAAATATATCAAGTATGATATGGGCTTTTGCAAGAGCCAAAATCCTCCCATAAGCATTAAAGGACATATCCCTAGCTGGTGGGGGGTTATTTTTTTTATGCTAAAAT